GTAACGAACCGATTAACACGCTTAATGCGTTGCGTACAGGTTCTCAAGTTACAGGGCCTAACTTTGTAAATCCTAGTCAACAAGCAACCACGGCTGGGCCTGATATTTTAGGTGCAACTCAAATGGGTTATAACGCTCAAATGGGTAACTTTAATGCTCAACAAGCCGCCCAAGGTAGTTTAAATGCAGGATTGATGGGATTAGGTGGTACTTTAGGTGCTGGTTATTTAATTTCAGACATTCGTTTAAAACAAAACATTCAACCCATTGGGACTTTACCTAACGGTTTAACTGTGTATTCGTTCGAATACAAAGACGAAATTAAAGACCATCCAAAAGCAGGTCATGGCGTTCATATTGGTGTAATGGCACAAGAGGTAGAACAAGTATTCCCGTATGCCGTTACTACTTTAGATGATGGTTATAAAGTCGTTAACTACGGATTGATACTATGAACCCTTATATTTTAATGCCTCAACAACAACAAGATGTAAGCGGACTACAACCCGTTTATCAAAACATTGCTGCTCAACAATTAATGCACGACCAAGCTCTTGCTCAACAAAATCAGCAAGTTCAACAAGCGGGTCAAAAACCTAGTGGCGGTGGTGGAATGAACCCTATGGCTTTAGCTCAAATGTTGCGTGGTGGCAACCCTTATTTGGGTGCTGCTAAAGCAATGTTACAAAATGGCCCATCTAATGTTTATGGTTATGGTGGTATGGGTACAGTTCCTACATCAATTAATCCTGATGTTTCATGGGGCGAATCAGGTGGGTTTATTGGGAGTTAATTATGGCTGGAACTTTAACTGAAGAACAATACCAACAACAACAATTAAACCGCCAACAAAAGATGGCTGAGTTGTTAATGGCGCAAGGTTTGCAAGGACAACCCGCAGGTCAAATGATAAGTGGTCGTTATGTTCCTAACTCATGGGCGCAAAATTTAGTGCCTGTTGCTCAAATGCTAACAGGTGCTTATCTTGGTAAAAAAGGCGATGAAGAATCTTTAAAACTAGCCGAACAATTGCGTGGCAAAGAAGCCCAAGCCGTACAAGATTACATGGCTGCTTTAAACCCAGCACAAACCGAATTAGCAGGGCCAACCCCAACTAATGCACCATTAATGACACAAAATCAACCTGATTACGCAAAAGCGTTTGCAGCAGCAACTAGTCGTTATGCTCCTGCACCATTACAAGCGGCTGGTTATAAAATGCTTGAACCAATTACCACAAAAGAAGGTGAAAAAGTAATTCAGCGTAATTTAGGCGGTGGTGGATTTAGTACTATTGCAGAAGGCGCACCAAAATACCATGCTCCTACATCGGTTGATATGGGTACATTAGGAACAATGTTAATTTATCCTGACGGTAAGCGTGAAATGGTTCAAAAAGGCAGAGAAGGCCCTGCTGGACAAGTATTAGAAACAGAAAATGGCCCAATGTTAGTTAATACTAGAACAGCTCAAGCACAACCTATTATGGCAGGTGGACAACCTGTTGCTGGTGGAAAACCATTAACTGAGGTTCAAGGTAATGCTACTGCTTTTGGCATGAGAGCAAAACAATCAGATGCCATTCTTAAAAATTTAGAATCAAAAGGCGTAACTAATACAGGAATTATCCGTTCTGCTGTTGGTGGAACTTTAGGTTTAACTCCTTTTGTTGGTGAAAAATTAGAACAAGCCACTCATTCTGCTATGAATGTATTGCCTAGTGTTTTGGGTGGGCCAAATGAAAAACAACAAGAAGTAGACGCTGCAAGACGCAACTTTATAACGGCTGTATTGCGTAAAGAATCGGGTGCTGCTATTTCTCCTTCAGAATTTTATAATGAAGCACAAAAATACTTTCCTCAAGTTGGTGATTCTCAATCTGTATTAAAACAAAAACAAGAAGCAAGAGATTTAGCTATTAAAGCCCTTGAAATTCAAGCAGGGCCTAGCGGTGCTAAACAAATTAAATCTGTTGGAACTTCTCAAGACCAACAAGCCTTAGATTGGGCTAATTCCAACCCAAATGACCCAAGAGCTGTTGCTATTAAGAAAAAACTTGGGGTTCAATAATGGCGTTTGACCCCGACAAATATCTTGCCCAATCAAGTGCGTTTGACCCTGATGCGTATTTAGGGATAACTAACAAAGTTATTAATACCGATGTTCCTACAGTAGTATCGGCTACCCCACCTACCCCTGTTGTAGAACCACAGCGTTCTATGATGGAAAAAATGAAAGCCATTTACGAAGTTCCTGCCACTATTGGTAGTTCTATGATTGCTCAACCCGTAGGTGCTGGATACGCTGTTTATAAAGCCCTTACAAGCCCACAAACAGGTCAAGCCGCTTCCGCAGAAGGTCGTGCAGCAGGGCAACAATTATCCCAAGCCATGACTTATCAACCTACTAGCCCTGTAACTGGCGAAGTTTTACAAGGCATTGGTAGTGCATTAGAAGCAAGTAAAATCCCGCCTGTAATTCCATCAATTGGTGTTTTGCCATCGTATGCTCGTATGGCTCAAGGCGTTCCACCCCAAGTTAAACAAGCCGCTACTATGCCTAATGTTTTGCGTAAAGCAGAATCAACTATGGCAGGGGTTGGTGCAGCAGAAGTGCCTGAAGCAATTGGAAGAACTCAAATGGCGCAACAATTACGAGTTCCTGTTCCATTAAGTAAAGGTCAAGCAACAAGAGAATTAGGACAACAACAATTTGAAATTGAAACGCCTAAAAATTACCCCGAATTAGGCAAACCATTAATTGAAGCTCAAGCCAAACGCAATGATGCTATTTTGCAAAACTTTGACGCTTTTGTTGATGCCACAGGCAAAGAAGCCTATGGTTTAAGAGCAACGGGTCAAATTGTAGATAAAGCTTTGGTTGAAAGTGCTAATAAAGCAAAATCCAAAGTAAATGAAGCTTATACCCTTGCTAGGGAAAAAGGCGAAACAGAACAACCCGTTCCTTATGCTCAATTACGCACTTTTATTGAAGAACAAACGCCTACAACTCGTGCAAAAATAGCCCCAATTTTAGATGTAGTAAACGAACAATTAAGCAAAAACGATGTTAAAAACACAGGCAAAATTTCTATTAATGCGTTGGAAGATATATACCAAGTTATTAATAAGAATTTTGAACCCAATACTCCATCGGCTACTTATGGCAAAGAAATGCGTAATATTATTAACGCAATTACTGAAAACCAAGGTGGGGAATTGTATCAACAAGCTAGAAAATTACGCCAAGAATATGCCAAACAATTTGAAAACATTGGTGCTATTGACAAGTTATTAAGAACTAAAGCAGGTACAACTGACCGTGCCGTGGCTTTTGAAGATGTATTTAAACATAGCGTTTTAGATGGTTCTTTAGACGATGTTAGAAATCTTGGAATTGCCCTTAAAAAAGGTGGGCCAAAAGGTCAACAAGCATGGCGAGAATTACAAGGGCAAACTATTGAGCATTTAAAAGATATTGCAACCAAATCAGTTGATATTGATTCTTTTGGAAATCCTTTAGTTTCCCCCGCTAAACTTAAATCTGCGGTTCGTGAACTAGACCAAGACGGCAAGTTAGACTATTTATTTGGCAAAAAAGGCGCACAAGAAATTAGAGATTTAATGGAAACCACTTTATTGGTTAATGCGCCATTAAAAGGTGCTGCCAATTATTCCAATACATCATCTGCCTTAGTTCAAGCATTAGATAGGGTATCTAAATCTCCTATTGGAAAAACCCCTGTAATTGGTAAAATTGCACAATATAGTTTTGAAAAAGCACAAGAACAGGCTTTAAAGAAGAAAATTAAAGAATCTTTAAATTATTCGCCTGAAAACTTAGCAAAAATATTGAGAAAAGGAAAATAATCATGTCCCGCAATGGTTCAGGCACTTACAATCTTCCTGCTGGTAATCCAGTAGTTACAGGAACTACTATTAGTTCATCTTGGGCTAATACAACCCTAAATGATATTGCTACTGCTTTAACAGGTTCATTAGCCGCAGATGGTCAAACCCCTGTTACTGCTAACTTTAATGTAAACAACAACCGAATTACTAACCTTGCAGACCCATCTTCAGCACAAGATGGTGCTACTAAGGCTTATGTAGATGCTGCTGACACTACTAATTTAGGATTGTCTTTATTAAAAGCAAGTAATCTTTCTGATGTTGCTAATGCAACTACGGCTAGAGGTAACTTAACAGCCGCTAAATCAGGCGCAAATTCAGACATTACATCTTTAACTGGTTTAACAACGCCCTTATCGGTTGCCCAAGGTGGTACTGGATTATCTTCAACTCCTTCTAATGGGCAATTAAATATTGGTAATGGAACTGGATTTACTAGGGCTACTTTAACAGCAGGTTCGGGTATTTCTGTAACTAATGGTGCTGGTACTGTAACTATTGCCGCAACAGGCGGTTCAGGCACAGTAACTTCAGTAGCCACAGGAAATGGACTTAGTGGTGGAACAATTACATCTAGTGGAACTTTGACTGTGGCTTGTCCTACTTTTAATACTGTTGGTAGTTATGCTACTGTTATTAAATATTTGGCTGGATGTGGTGGCATAACAATTACTAGTGGCAGTAATTATGCAGCAGGTAGTGGTATAAACCAATTTCAATCGGGTGGAGTAGGAAATAATGGTACAAACAATCTTTCTGGAACATGGAAATGGATGGGTTGCACTTTTAGTTGTGGTTGTTATGCTAATTATGCTGTTGGTGTTGCTTGTCGTGTTGCTTAAAAGGAAAATAAAATGTTAACTATTCAATATGCTAAAAATCCTTATTACGGAACAGCAGATGGTTCAGATATTATTCTTACAGTAAAGTTTGAAGAAATACCTGAAGAATTGCCTTTTTGTGCAAACGATTATGACCCAATGCCATATGGTCGAAAACTTCATGCTAACGCTTTGCGTGGTGATTATGGTCCTATTGCACCTTATGTTCCACCACCAGACCAACCTACAACGACAGGATTACAAGAAGCATGATAAGTCAAATAATGCCTACTCACAGTTTTACTTATGATGGCGCAAGAATAAATGTATTTCATGCTAATAAAGGTCAAGGATTGCCTAAACACGACCATAGGTATTCTCATGCAACTGTTTGTCATAGTGGTTCTTGTTTAGTAAGTCTAGAAGGTAGAAGTTACACAGTTAATAAAAATTCACAACCTTTAAATCTTCCCGCTGAAGAATGGCACGAAATTGAAGCCTTGGAAGATGACACAGTATTTGTAAATGTATTTGCAGAAGGTAAAGGATGACATACGGAATTTACCCTAACTCTACTCCTGAGTTTCGGATGGTTCAAAAAACAGACGGAACAATGGAAATGCAAGTTAGATATATAAATACACCAATGAATTACACAGGCAAATGGATGCCTGTTAAGACTGAAAAGGAAACAGCATGAACTTTACTTTTACTTGGATATTAGACAAATTTGGTTTTGTGCCAGTTAAAACCGTTGCTAAAAAAACTGTTGCTAAAAAAACTGTTAAAAAACCCATTAAGAAGAAAGCATAATGATGGCACAGCTTACCGAACAAGAACTCGAAGATTTAGTCGAAAAAGTGACAGAGCGTGTCGTTAAAAATCTTTATACCTCGGTAGGCGAAAATGTCGTTAAAAAGTTCTTTTGGATGGTAGGAATCATTGTACTTTCTTTACTAATGTGGTTAGCAGGTTCAGGCCATATTAATATCAAATGATTTTAGAAACGCTGATTGGGGCTTTAGTCCCCGTAGGAATAGACGGGATTAAGTCTTTAATTGGAATGTTTACGGGTGGTGTTAAACCCCTAAACATTGATGACCAAATTAAACTTGACCAAAACGAGATACAGAAGCTCCAAGCCATCGCTAGCTTAGATAACCCTTATGGTCAACCTAGCCAATGGGTCGTAGACTTAAGAGCCTCTAGTCGCTATTTAGGGGCGCTGTTTGTCATCGTAGTAGGCATCGGCACTTTATTTATGCCTGTAGCCCCTGAGATTCAACGGATTGGAATTGAGGCTGCTAACATTGCCTTTGGCTTCTTATTTGGTACTCGCATTATGGCTAACCTTAAAAAATGACCTTTTTAAAGTCTTTGGAATTAGTTTTAAAGTCAGAAGGGGGGTATGTCAATCACCCTGACGATAAAGGCGGTGCTACTAATTTTGGGGTTACGCAAAAGACTTGGGAAGATTGGGTTGGGCATCCAGTATCAGAAGCGGACATGAAGTCGTTAACGATTGAAAAAATCACCCCGCTTTATAAAATGAAATACTGGAATCCTGCGTATTGTGATGTATTACAAGAAGGGCTAAATTATGCCGTATTTGATTGTGCAGTCAATATGGGAACAGGCAGAGCAATTAAGAGCCTTCAACAGGCGGTGGGATGCGTACCTGACGGAGTTATTGCGCCTAG